TAATGTCAAACTGGCCGGGGTCTACATTAAGAAAAAATCCCTTTGTGCTAAACGATGCGCTGGTTTTACCTATAATCACATCGCCGTTGCTGTCTACGCGCATACGTTCTGTGTTGTTTTGTAGAAACTGAACCTCATGATTTGTCAGAGTTCCGACAGAGCCTGTGCCGCTTGTGGCTTGCATAAACATTTGAATGGATGCGCTGCTGTTCTCACACATCACAATGTTGTCAGCGCCAGCATTGCTCACAACAAACTTTTGCGATGGTGATGTCGTCCCCACTCCCAGCTTATGACCAGACGCAACTACAACGTCGCCCGTGCCATCCGGGTCGATGGTGATGTCGTTGTTACTCGCAAGGCTGGAGATTTTGTTTGTCTTTACTTCACTCATGCGAGGTCTCCAAATGAAATGACCATCATTGCCTCTTGGTCTTCTAAACTACCATTGTCTTGTGTACATGACATATGTCTGATTGAACTAGCACTCAAAGCGTGCGCGAAGTTTGTTCCGCGATTATGATTGTTCCCAAGCGTAGCATTTGAATTACAAGAACTAGCGTGATTGACGTTTGCAAAAGAGCTAGAGAAAGCGTGAGAAAAATCGCCAGTACCATTATCTGTTATTCCGCTTACATTGAATGAATCACGCAGTGAGGATGAGCCGGTTTCATCAATGGTTGCCCAAGCCTTCGCAGCGTGTTGCTTAGTCAGCGTAGCCGCACCGCCGCTGGTGCTTTGAATGGTATCTGCCTTCAACGTACTCATAGCGTCACCAATGTCCCGCCGCTTTCAACGGTCAAAGTCACGCCACTGGCTACAGTAAACGGGCCTGTCACGTTTGCGTTCTCGGTTGCAAGGATGGTTGTGTCGGCAGTCAACGACTGTGCGTTGGTACGAAACAAGCCACCGCCCTTGAAGTTGCCCTTGTTCTGATCGGCAGGCGTAATCGTTGCGCCTTGCGGTGCAAGGTAATTCACAAAGATATTGCCAGTGCCACTAGATGGGGCAGCAGTGAATGTCAGCGTAGTGCCGTCAGGAATGGTGTACGCGGCGGTGTCTTGCACCACACCGTCAACAGACACAAGAACATCCTGTACAGACGACACGGCGGTGGTTAGCGTGAACGTAGTGTCGCTGCCGTCACCGTTGAATCGTTGAACCGCTACAGTGCTTTGAAAGTTGTCGGCTGTCTGCTGACCAATGTAGGGCATTAGGTGATCTCCATGTAGCTCATGGTAACAGAAACCTTGTCCGCGACAGAGGCGTCTATCTTTATGATGTCTCCAACATTCAGTATCAGCTTGTTACCGCCCATGATCTCTACCGTCGAACCCACAGGTATCGGTATGTCCTTCACAATGTGCGCTGTTGTGTTCTGCGTTTGATTTGTCTGTGTCGTAGTGCTGACAAGCTGCACCGTGCCGGTCACTTGCGATGTATGGACGTTGGCAAGCGTCAAGCCAAGAACAACCACAGTGCTGCCCGTCTGAACTGTATACAGCGTTTCTGGTGATCCAGATGTGGCAGGAGCAACATCCCGTGTAATTACTTTGAATGTATTAGCCATCTAAATCTCCATCACCCCAGCGCGATTGCAAGGGCCGTAGCCTCGTCGGCAGCAAGGGCTGCTGTTGTTGCACCAATATCTGACAAAACCTCCGACGCGGATCTACCCTCAATAGAGGTGCCGTCAATACGCAAGAAATCGTTGTCAGCCGCGCCGCTTGTAAACACAGGAACATTGGTGTTGCTGATGCCTGTCGCCGCAACAGCCGCCGTTCCCAAACCAATGTCTGACCTGACTTCTGACGCGCTTCGGCTTTCAAGACCATTTGCAGTAAATCGTGCGAACTCGTCATCAGCAACCGAACTGCTGTCGATCTTGACTGCATTGGTGTTCGATATGCCAAACGTCAGACTGGCTTGTGCGCCAATATCTGACAGAACTTCAGCAGCAGAACGACCTTCAATGGCCGTGCCGTCAACACGAAGAAAGTCGTCATCCGCTACACCGGATGTGAACTTCGGGATGTTTGTGTTGGATATGCCTGTATCCAGTACCGCCGCTGTACCAAGGCCAAGACTGGTTCTGGCTGTCGCGCCGGACTCTGCTACAAAGTTGCTGCCATCACCTACAATAAAGTTACCGTTTGTAACAGCAAGACCGGCCACATCCTGTAGCTGCTGGTCCAGTCTAGCGTTGGCTACAGTGCCGCTGGCAAGGTTACTAGCGTTCAACGCGGTGAGTGCGCTGCCGTTGGCCGCTATGATATTGCCACTTGCATCAAGGAACACAGCCTTCTCTGCTGGCTGGGCGCAGAAGATTGTCTTGGTGCCGGAACTCCAGCTAACCGCACTGTCGCTGTTACTTGACTGAAGGATCGTTGTACGAGCTAGAGTAGTGCCACTAGATGTATAGGTGCCAATACCAACCTCAAAGTCGGTGCCATCCGTGCAGGCATAATATGTCGTGTTGCTGTTCCCAACTGACGAGAATGCTTCAAAACCAGTAACGGCACCGGCCAATGTATAGGTGCCAGTGCCGGTGGTAGTGGTCGTCTCTTTGACGCGATCCTTGAGTACCAGTGCCATTTTACTTCAACTCAATCGTGAGATTCCCTGCGTTGATGCGGAAGATGTCTCCATCGTCAATCGTCCTGCTGGCATCAAGTGCACCAACAAACAAGATGTTGCCACTGCTTGATGCGTCGGCAATAAATACATGAGTGATAGTGTCAGCAGTAGTGGTGCCTGCCGCCGCAAAGTCGATGTTAGCAGCGTTTGTCGCTGTCTGCGTGTCGGTAGAGTCAGATCCAATCGTGGTCCAGTTTGAAGCTGTGACCTGCACCCTCGCATAGTTGGTGAAGTCAGCTTCTGTAACGGATCCTGTTTCTGCCGCAGATACCGCAGTTGCCAAACCGATATAAATGCTGTCACCGGGCGAAGAAAAACTCAAAGAGTTGTTCTTGAATATAAAGTGCAACAACCTCCGCTCTAGGTAGTTCGTTGCTGCGTTGGATGTAGCCATCTTCTACTCCTTATGTCCGAGGCCGTTCCGGCAAACCCCTGCGATAGGCGTCTGCGTTTTCTCTTGCCTCTCCCAAGTCCTTCAGCCTCGAGAGTGCTTCAGTAAACTGCTTCTCATACATTTGAAGCATGTCCGGCTCACCCTTCATGTAAATATACGCCTCGTACAAGGAGCCGTAAAGCAAGGCATTTGGAGCGTTGGTGCTTAACCAAGTCGTGCCGCTGTCGGCGCCTGCTGTAAGAGACGCTGGCCGATAGAAGTAATGAAACTCACAAACGTAATTACTATCAGGGGTCGGAGCCAGGATGATATTATCAGTGTCAAACCTAGCATAATACTTGGGCGTGCCCGTCGTGGCCGAGTTGGGGTTGTACTCTTGAATGAAATTAACGTCTTTCTGTAACAGGAATTCTTTCGAGCTACTGTTCGTTATGGACAACGAAAAGGACGCTAGAAAGTCTGTCGGCAATGACAAAAATGGATCGTTCTGCGAAACTGCACTCGTGGCGTTTTTGCGAAAATACTCAAGATCCACGAGGTAGAAGATTCGATCCTCTGCCGCACGAATGAAATCATCTACGTTCGACACAAACGTAGTTTCCGTGTTTTCCGTGTATTCCTGTATGGCAGTTTTTAACTGTGCAAATGTAAACGCCATCTACTTCTCCAACGTCACCGGCCCGGAAGTCGCATTTTCACCACCCCCGCGTTGATTACCCGTGGTGGCGGTGCCGGACGACACCGAAAAGGTGTAAAGGTTAGAATCCGTGACAGTAATCGTATACCCACTGGAACTCTCCAAGGTAGTTTTTGAAAAGCCATCAAAAGACTCCACTTTTCGGAACCTTACAGTATCTCCGCTTGTGCGTCCATGCGAAGGCTCGACCACTGTGATTACTGCACTTCCCGAAGAACTCGACAAAAATGGGTTAGCCGTCAACAATCTCGCAACCCCAACCTCGGTGCGTTGATCGGGACGTGGATCATGGATGGCCTGCGGATCCGGCCCAACACGAATCGGCTCTAGCTGCGGGTGTTTTGCTTCGTACTCGTCTCTGCCTACTTTAGAACCATTCCATTCTGTAACCATCTCGACCAGTCGGTATCTAAAACCAGACCGGTCGGATATTCCGTAAGCATCTTTACCTGAAGCAAACCTCGCCATTAGTTCACCCGTAAATACTGCATGCTCGGTTGCAGTTTCAGTGCAACACGATCTTCATCCTCGTCTGCCGCCCGCTGGAACTCTTCTTCATACACAGCTTTAAGAAGCTGCACCCGCTCCGGTGCCTTCTTCATGGCGGTGTAGTACGCGAGACCGGCGACCATACAAGGGAGGAATCGGAAAGGTGCGTCAGTAGTGTTGACCAATGCATCCGCATCTTCGATGCGACGAACATAGTAGTAGATAAGGCTATCACTAGAACTGTCTGGAGTAGGCCAAAGAACAACCTGTGGCGAGATCTGCCTGTTATAGAAAAATTGACTTGGTCTTCCTGTCTGATCCTTATTGGGTATATGCAGGTAATCACTCCTGGACATTCGATCTAGCTGGAAGTCCACACTACTTCGACGAAT